TGATCCGGGACCAAAAAATCCATCGGCCACGTCCGCTCTTGTTATTGAGTATAATGTCGCATTTTCAGCAGTCCCTGCACTGGTCTTTTCACCAATGAGTAACGCTTTATGATTATTAGCAACAAGCCCGGTTAATGCCTGACTGTTATCTACTTCTGCATAAACGCCGGGTGTTCGCTGTGTATCTGGAATATTATTGAATGTAATCATAATATTTTACCTCCAAATTTTATTTTTTTTGTTTTAGTAGTTTTTGACGGCTTTTCCTTAATAGTTTCATCAACTACTATTACACTCCCGTCATTAAGCCTTCGTCTCCAATAACGACCGTCAACACCACGGACTGGCTTTAATACTCCGTCCTCTGGTAATGCTGCCTGTGTTATCGGATCTCTTACAATCAGCCCCTTATGAGCTGGTTTTAATTTTAAGATTGGTTCCATAATTTAACTCCCTGAATAAAAATCAAAACTACTGGCAAACCCTCTCCCATAAGCTCCATCTTCAGGATGTTCTGTCATATCAATCCACTGAGCTATATCAGGAATCAATACATCCGGGAAGTTATCGCTTTTTGGTAAAGTACCAGTGTACGGTAAATCTGCACTTGGTGATTGTATTAACTGCATATAAATTGTATTAAAATTATCTGGCGTATCTGGATTTGATATTTCATCTCTGATTTGTTCTATTGTCATATTGGCATACTTACCTGTTGTCTGAAGTCCATACTCTTCTTTCGCTACATCTTCTGCAATATCACTTAATTCCTGAGTTTGAGTTTCACGCTGAGTAACAACAATAGAGTCTTTAACAATTCTCGCATCATACTCAAATTCAAATTGATACCACATATAAACAGGATTAATATCAAGTAATCGTCCACCACGATATGAAATCATGCTTTCTGCTTCCGGCATTGTCCATCCCAAAAGAGCTTTAAAAATATCATTACGATCATTGTGTAATTGATCATAAGCAATTATACCTGATTTATTATTCTGTCTCCGGTCTGTTCTGGATACACAAACTACTCCAAACCTTTCAGTGATTGTTTGTTTTATCTCATTATCATTAGTATTTTCCGCAGCATTCTCGATTAAAGGTATAACAAAAAGTGAATCCTGTTTTAAATTATATTTCTGTGCATTCGCAAATTCGGCAGCACCTCCGACATAATTATTAAACCTTGTATCAGCCAGCATTAATTTTAAAACAATAGCACCTACTCTCATAAAACCCTCATTTTTATATTTCTTATTACCTTACCTAATATATCAATCTTTTCAAGCTCCGGGTTCCATACAGGTCTAGGTGCCATTTTACTTGTACCAGACTCAAGATATGTTACATACTTTGCACCTCTTGAGACAACAGCTGCACCGTCATTTCTGCGATTAACACCAATGCCCTTAACAAGATTTCCTGTATCAATAGCAGGCGGGTGTCCCGGCATAGATGGATGATGTAACTTTCCACCACGTCGATAAGACCGCGATACCATCCGTGTTGTATTTCTCATTGCTCCGATCACATCATTCCTATAATCAATTGCTATTTCCAATAACTCTTGCTTTATCGCATTAGTACTTCTTTTAGGAAATGTACGCATGAACTTTTTAAATTCTCTGTCGTCAATTCTTATATTAATCATCTGAATTTCGCTCCGGTTCCTTGCTCTTCAACTTCAATACATTTTAGCCTTACAAATTCCTTATACTCTTCGTCTCTAAGCACCTCAACAATTTGGAATAATCTTCCTTGATAAGTATTTACACCTTCGACTAAAACAAATTGATCAGCCTTAACAGGATTGAGATCGATAATAGCATCGAAGTCAGTGCTGAATGCAATATTAAATTCACGTCCCATACCCTGAGAAGCAGGTCCTGGGAAATTCTCATCAAACCCAGCTGCGAATGTACTTGAATATTTACTTGTTACTGATGCCCACCTGACAATAAAATCATGTGTAGCAACAGCTCCAATATTTTGACGGAAAACGGCTTGGACGTAAGTTGTCCCGGTGACAGATCTTAATTCAATATCAGCCCACAATCGGATAAGTCTGGTATATACTTTATCGAAACCAAACTTTCCCGGCTCCTGCTCTTCTCTCAGGATTTGAATGCGATTTTTTAACTTGTGGGCTAATCTTTTCATTAAGCATTAAATATGATATAAGGTGATAAAATTCTCGCCACTATATCCGGCGGGTCTGGATTTGGGTTTCTGTTTTCATATATTTCAGTAGCCCATAGCTTTATTGCCTCTCTGATGGCCTGTGGAACTTCTGTAGCAGTTGTCCCGTAACCAGCATAGTAAGTAATCTTAATTCCGGCAGAAAGCCTGTCTGTGTTCGTAGGGACTTCCGTATTATCCTTGATAGCAACTCTTCCCGGTTCACTTGAATTAATAAGATAATAATTATCACTACTGTATGTGGTTTCCGCATCATCCTCGTCAATTGTAACGACCGAATCAATTGATATAATTGGTGAATATGGTAGCTCCATATCCCTGCAGTTCCATTCATCCATAACCATTTCTATCTTCTGTTTAATTAATGATCTTCCGAGAAATTTTTCAGTAAACTGTCTTGCTGTCTTAATAATTCCCTCTATTACAGTATCCTCATCAGACCCATCTATCCGAGCCCAGTCTTTTAACTCGTCTACGGTGACTGGCTCGGCAGATGGTTCTTCTGTAACTAGATAAAACCTATTACCTTTTGGATCTATAGTTTCGCTAGTTAACATGGTTAAAATATTCTAAAACCTTTTTTCTTTTTCTTTTTAGGTTTATCTTCAGTGACTTCCTTGTCAATTTCAACCTTTTCAGAATCAGTGGTTTTATTTTCAGTTTTCAGATCTTCTGCTTTATTCTCTACAACTGGTTCAACTTTTTTAGTTTCAACAGGTGCGATTGGTTCAATATCTCCATTGTAATCTTCAGCAACTTCCATATCGATAACAAAAGATTTGTATAACTTTGGACTAAGTTCAACAATATCACCGGCTTTATAGTTTATAATATTAACTCCATTCGGAGAGCCAGCTGTTGACCTCAGCATTTTAACTCTTTTTCTTTTTTCGTTCATAAGTTATCCTTAAGCTGATTGTTCAGTTACCTGACCCATAGCATTATTTACAGCCCAAACCCCTGCTTCAAGACCAACTAACTCAACCCATGCAAAACTTGCAGCAGATTGTCGAATGCTAATACTTGAAAGGCCAGATCCTGTAGATGCTAATCCACCAACACCGGAAACGCCAGAAGTATGTCCTGATAAATAAATCAAAACACTTGCTGTACTACCACCGGCAGCAGGAGTAAACCTTATCTGCAGTAGTTGACCGGCATGGGCACTAGGTAATCTGGCGGAGCCATTTGTCATGGTCCCGGTACAAGATAAATAAATCACCCTGTAGTCAGAATAAAGAATAGGCGGTGAACTTCCACCAAGATCAGATAATACAGTTGAACCAGTACTCAGGTTCGTTAATGTGACAGCTCCTCTGGTATTATAAGCCATACCTTCAAACTGTGCTGCTGTATAATCATTATCTTTAATGTTGAAATAACCGCTTTCTTTCATGAAAAACCTATCGCCATCTCTTGCTTTACCAACTTCAGAATTAGGATATTCATTTTTATTAAAAGTTGTCATATTTCCTCCATAAAGCCGGGGCTATGAAACCCCGGCTATATTATTTTTTTTATACAGGCTCATTAACAGGCCAGTTAGCAGGTTGACCAAGTATTGCTACTCCGGCAGCCCACATAGCTGACGCATTATCTGAGTTTCGTACAATTACACGCAGGTAACGATGATCAACATCTCCCTTATAACCAACTTTAAAGATACCGCTTACAGCAGTAACATCAGTTGTTGATGCGAGAGAAGCGAATGTACCGGTTTCACCAGTACTATCAGTCCCACCATAAACAGAATGAATAATCATACTATTAGGAACGAGACTCCATGCTGATACACCAGCAGCGCTTGCCAGACCGTGTTGTAATTTAAAATATACAACATCAGCAGCAGCCATTGCACCAGCAGATGCAAAGCTCTGAGCGTTCATGACGATAGTTGCTGTATCGTATCCACGAAGATCGATAGTATTACCGTTCTCGTCGCCTTGCGCACTACCTGTCACATCAGCAGCAAAAGCATCGAAAAAACCATTATTTGAATATGCATCTCTAAACATATCAAACCTCCTTATGTAGAAATAATGCCGATTTTCATGGCATCAAAATTAACCACATCACCACCAACTCTCCGTCTGGTATAAAATTCAACAAACGGTTTATTGGAATAAGGATCACGCAGTATAGTGATTGCCAGTCTATCAACAATTGTGTATGCAGCAGACCAATCGGCAAGAGCAACTGACAGAGCGTTAGCTGCTACTGCTGGCATAGTAGTTGACATACGTACAGGGAGACTAAGGATAGTACTCGGAGAATCAACTGCAAAAGCAGGTTTCCAGAGATAGTTACCTTCGCCATCCTTCAGTTTCATTGCATCACGAACAGTTGTCCTATTCATAAGCCAAGTCCCTCTTTCCAGAAAAAACTCAGTCAGTGCATATTTAATATCAACAAAGCCATCCGCAGTAAGTGTAGCTGCAGCACCCATTGATACCTGTTCGATTTGACCAAAACTTGTACCATTCGCATAGGTTAAAAAGCCACGAGGCTTATTAACACCGTCACCTTCAACAAAGGCTGCACCTTCTAATCGACTGAATCTATCAGCAACTTTACCAGAGATCCACTGTTCAATATTAACAGCAGAATCTTCCAAAAGCTGTTGAGTCGCAGCAGGTTTAGCATACATCTCAGCAACAGGAATTCGCTTCTTATTCATTTTCGCTGTGCTTGTTTCGTCACGATTAG